CACACAGTACGGCTTTGAAGATAGAGCGATACCAAAAACCAATTCTGTGCGGGATGATATTGAAATTGTCAGACGGCATCTTCCATCTTGCAAAATTAATATGTCGCTTGAGAGCTTACTGGATCACCTCACCAACTATCAATGGAATCCGAACACAGGTAAAATCTTGCATAACGAACATTCGCACGGTGCTGATGCGGTCAGAATGATGTTTATGGCTATGCATGACAAAATGACAAGCGAGTATTTGTTAAGACCCAAAAGTCAATTAGACCGTAGAGAGTACATAGCAGATGATTACCTCATTTTTTAAAGAGTACGGAGATGAGGCGGAAGAAATACTTAAAAATTGTACGCATATATATTGTGACGAAGAGTTATTTTTTTGCGGATATAAAACACACTCTGATTACATACTTAAAAAGACCAATAAAAGACTTGACAAAGGTGATACATGGTTCGTATATTACGCCGCAGGTAAAGTTACAAAATTGTTTGAGATATTCGAGCCGAAAAAATTTGTGTGTTTTCACAGATTAAATTCAGACAAACTAAAAATTTATAGTTACAACAGACTGAGAGATTATTATGGGAAGTAAGAAAAGCAAAAGCAAAAGTAAAACTCCTGCTCCGCCTAAAATTGAAGAAGCACCTCCGATTATGCAAGAAGCTGACGCTGTAGCTACGCAAGAATATATGCAAGCTAAACAAGATGATCGAATGAGTGTTGAGTCTACATTAATGACTTCACCTATCGAACCTAAAGAAACTATGATGTCTACTGCATCTAAAAATAAAAAGAAAAAAAATACTAATACTGAAGCATTAAATGCAGTAGCTTCAACAATGGCTACAATGGGTTATTAATGGACGGAAATTCTTTAATTAAAAAATACCAGTCAATGGACTCTACGGTTCGTGGTAACTGGATGAACTTGTGGCAAGAGTGTGCAGACTGGTGCTACCAAACTAACGATAATATAAATCGCATTCGTGTAGCGGGGCAGGAAAAACCGCCGCAACGTATGATTGATACTTGCATTGAAGCTAACTATTCGTTTGCTAGTGGATTCTTTTCGCATATGTTCCCGCCTAATACGGTGTGGGCTAAGTTTCGTCACCCATCGCCGATGATGATGGCTAATAAAAATGTAGCTAACTACTTTGAAGAAGTCAGCCGTATAGCACACAAAGTAATTATAGAATCTAATTTTGCGCAAGAAGAGTTTCAATCTCTGCTTTCTTTAGGTTGCTTTGGTACTAACTGCCTTATGATGGAAGAAGACGACCGCAATGTAGTTCGGTTTCGTAATTACGTTGTAGATGATATTCGTATTGCTGAAAACCATTTGCACGAGGTAGATACAGTAGCTCGTGAGTATACGCTTACAGGTCGTCAGGTGCTGCAAAAGTTTGGTGAAGAAGCTGTAAAAGAGGCAAGACTCGATAAGATATTTAAAGAAATGGAGATGGGGAAAGACAATAAGTACAAGTTTATTCAGTACATTGCACCTCGTGAGGACTTTAAATACGGTAGTCTAAAAGCTACAGAAAAACCTTTTGCTTCTTATCATGTATCCAAAGACTCTAAAGAGATAATTAAAGAAAGTGGCTTTGATTACAACCCATTTAAAGTATCACGGTTTATGGTCGGTAACGAAGAAATATATGGTCGTTCGCCTATGAGCATGGTTCTAGGGACAGCTCGGCGTACCAACGTGGTATACCGATCACTTATGATTTCATCTGAACAACAGGCTAACCCACAGTGGTTGATTCCTGATGACGACAGCGTTTCAGGTATGAGTAATCGTGCGGGTTCATTTATTAAGTGGCGTGCTACTAATCCTAATGGAAAGCCAGAACGGCTTGCACCTAACGGAAATCCTGCATTAGCTAAAGAAATGTACGATATGCATGAAATGCAGATTAAAAAAGCATTCTTTAACCATCTGTTCCGTCCGTTAGACCAGTACAGAAATATGACTGCTACTGAAGTTAACGAGCGTATGACTACAGACTTAATGACTCTTACACCGTTTGTGGCTCGATACATCGAAGAACACGTTACACCAGTAATGAATCATTTGTTTTATATACTTCAGAAACGCAAGTTGCTTCCTCCTGTACCGCAAGAATTGTCGCAGTCGGCAGAGTATGAAGTTGACTATGTTGGTCGGTTGTCTTTAGCAACTAAGTCTTTCGAGACTATGGGTGCAGTAAATACAATGCGTGTATTTGGTGAGTTAGCACAAATGAATCCACAGGCGTTGCAGTCACTAGAAAATGTAGACTACGACAAGTTATTCCAAGAAATTTGGTTTGCTAACAGCTCTAGTATGAACGCTCTTAAAGACCCTGCTGAAGTTGAAGAAGATCGAGAAGCTAAAGCTGAAGCGGCTGAACAACAACAAATGATGCAAGCAATGCCTGCTATGGCGGATGCGGCACAGAAAGTAAGTGGAGCGGTTGATCCTAATAGCATATTAGCACAGGAGGGTTTAAGTGGAGGAGAATGAACTACAAAAACTAATTAGTGCTTATCGTAGAGCGTTATTGTCGCCAGAAGGACAAACTGTTGTAGAAGACTTGCGAAGACTTTCTGCTATTGACGAGCAAGCAGGCAGTAATTTAAGTCACACAGAGTGTGCATATAGAAACGCTATGCAAGATATGTATAGATATATAGAAGCTATGATTTCGGAGGACTAATGGCTAAGACTGTTATTAGACGAACTGTAGGAAAGGGCGGCAACTATCGCTCTACTAAATCTGGTGCAGGCATGACCAAGAAAGGTGTTGCCGCATATCGGCGTGCTAACCCTAAGTCAAAGCTTAAAACCGCTGTAACTGGTAAAGTTAAAAAAGGTAGCAAAGCCGCTAAACGAAGAAAATCGTATTGTGCTAGATCATTAGGGCAACTTAAAAGAAGTAGTGCTAAAACAAGAAATGACCCCAATAGTCGTATTCGTCAGGCACGCAGAAGATGGAAGTGTTAATATGGAAATAAATGAAAAAACAAAAAACTTTTTGCAATTTGATCGCAAGATTATGGAATCTCGTGACGGTAAAAAACGAGTTGTTGTAAATAACAAATTAGAAGAAATAAAATATAAAAACCTAAAGTATAAAGATGCATAAGTGTGGAGGAAAAAAAATGATGCACGGTAAGAAAAAAGCCGCTAAAAAAGTTTCTAAAAAGAAAACTGCTAAGAAAGCAGTTAAAAAAACATACAAACGCTAACATAGGAGAATAAATGAGCGAAGAAGTGGAGACACCTGTTGAAGCACCCTCAGTTGAGGAAACTGCAACACAGCCTCTAAACATCTTAAATGATGAGGGCAAGTTTAACGAAACATGGCGAGATGCCCTACCTGATGATTTAGGTAAGCACTCGATATGGTCTAAGTACGATAATGTAACAGACTTAGTTAAAGGAGCAATCAATGCTCAGTCGCAAGTCGGAAAGAAAGCAGAAGATTTTTGGCTTTCAGAAGACGAAAACGACATCGCCAGACGGCGAGAAATAATGAACATTCCAAATGAGGTGGATGAATATGAAATCACTACTGGAGAAATACCTGAGGGTACAGAGTTGGACGAAGCAAGGCTTGGTTCTTTTAAAGAGTTGGCTCACAAAGTTGGTCTTACAGTTGAGCAAGCTCAAGCAATCGCTGACTGGGAAATTGAAAGCGGTTCTGCTGACCTTCAACAAATAGAACAAGAAGAAGAATTATCAGTTCGTGAAGCAGAAGAAACGCTTCGTAAAGAATGGACTGGTGATAAGTTTGAATACAACATGGGTAAAGTAGCTAATGTAATGGACTATCTTGGACTTGAAGAGTTTAAAGATGACCCTGCTATTGGCAATAACGTAGACTTTATTAAGGCTGTATTTGAAAACATTGTTCCTATAATTAGCGAGGATGAGATTATTGAAAGTGGCGTAGAACAAAATGTAGCTACTATTTCTGATCAACTTGATTTATTGGAAGAAGAAATGAGAAACTACGAAGGAAGTACAAGCGATGTTACATATCAACAGATGTTGAAACAGCGTTTAGCATTTCTTGAGAAGATTTCATAAGTTTTAACTTGACATATTTGTAGTTATTACATATAAGTCAGGCAGATTTGAAGCGGAAACCTTTTAAAGCCCGAAAGATAATCTGGGGTGAGAACCTTATATCAGGCTAGACCCTCACGGTGAGGATACTCAGAGCCGACTAAAACTTGTATATTAAATTATTAATTATGGAGGTGTATTATGGCGGGTAATCTGCTTAATACTTATATTACTGGTTTTGACCGTGCTATTCGTGAAACGGTCGAAACAAAAGGTGGTAAAATGCGTCCTTACATTCAGCTCGCTACAGGCGATCTGTTCCGTAAAGAAGGTATTTACCAAAGAACAACTGGTGGTGGTTTGCCTAGCAAGGTAACCAATCGTTTCGGAGATTCTCCTGTATCTGACATTGATTATAGCAGACGTAAAATTACTCGTAATCAATTTCAAGATGGTCAATTCATGGATTGGGCTGACTTGAGCAAGATGGGTGTTGATCCTCGTTCACAAAAGTTAACTGTTATGAAGAACAAGTTTCTTCGTCAAGAAGACTTAGTTATCGACCAAGCACTACTTAATTCAGGTAGTTTTGGTGGCGTTGACGGTTCTAGTGCAGTAAACTTTGGTGTTTCAGATAAGATTACTGATATATCTGGTTCTTATGAAAAGGGTATCATTAACGTAGATTTTGATGGTGCAGGAGGATCTACTCCTCTTGGATTTAACTACGCTAAATTCCTTGAAACATTGACTCAGTTCGGTAATCAGTCTGTTGACATTGAAACTCAGAAGCCTTTGTTTAAGATTTCTTGGCATCAGTGGCAGGACATCATGAACGACACTAACTTCACTGACTTCGATAATCGTGGCGGTGCTAAGGTTAACGAGCAAGGTGCAGGACAAATTTATGACTACATGGGTGCGAGCTTCTGTATTTCTAATATTGTTCCTTTCCATAGCACAGCTAACCCAACTGCTTCTGCTGACTTTAACATTGATTTAGATGTTGATGTTAATACAGACACAGGCGTTTGGAAAGACACAGACAGTACAGCAACTCGTGCTTGTTATGCAATGATCCAAGATGCGGCGTTGTTTGAAGTTAATCCAGACATGACAACTAAAATTAGTGAGCGTGCTGATAAGTCGTTCAACTACTATGCTTACATGAAAGCCGAGTTCGGTGCTGTTCGTATGGAAGAAGAAAAAGTTATCGCAATTGCTTGTAAGCAGTAAGGAGATTAATCATGGCTAAATCTACAGAAGTTACAGCATTAGACTCAGGTATCGTTACTAAGTCTAACTATCGTGGCAACGTGCAGGCTATTCCTGTTACGATTGCTTCTACAGGGGCAGGCTCTCACACAGTATCGGCGGTTCTTCCGCAGGAAGCTCGTGTAGTGTATGCTAACCTAACACCAAGCGGTGGAGACGTTGATATTGGATACGCAGGTGCATTAACCGCAGTTAAAACAGGTGCTTCAAGTGCTTGTGAATTTGCGGGTAATGTTGACGTAGGAGGCAAGGTTCTTCTTGCTACTACTGACGCTACTGCATCTGTTTCAGGTGTAATCCTGATCTCAACAAACGAGTAACATATTGGGGAGGGCAACCTCCCCTTATCTTTTTTTTTGGGGAAAAATTTATGGACAGATGTCAATACGACAAAACAGATTTAGCAAACTTTGCTTTATCACAATTAGGTAGCGATCGACTTCACTTAGCAGATTTTTCTACAGACACAGGCACAATAAAAGAAACAGTTGATTTATTTTTTAATTCAGTTTTAGAAGAATTAACCGCAATGGCGGCTTGGAATTGTTGTTTAAAAAGTGCGGCATTAACAAGTGCAGAAACAGTTCCTGTTTTTGGATATGACTTTGCTCATGAATTACCTGCAGATTGTGTTCGTGTTTATCAAACATCTGCGGCTCAAGGTGTGGGTTATAAAAATAAACCTAATGACTATGAAATAAGCACAGTAGGAGGAATGCGTGTAATAAATACAAATCACGATAATCCTTATATTGTTTATACTGCTTTACCAGAAGATACAGATAATACTAAACATTACGATATGATGGATTCATTATTTGCTAGAGCTTTTTATACATTATTAGCGGCTAGAATGTGTGTATCTATAACAGGTAATTCTGATTTAGAATCAGCGTTATTAGATGAGTTTTATAATATTGTTCTTCCTGACGCATTTCGTGCTGATGCCATAGAGGGTAAGCAGGTTCAACAAGTTGGAGAAGACTACAAAGAAATTTGTGTAAACTCCTATACAACATTTGACAAGGTGTAATTATGGGTCAAACTATTAAAACAGGTTTAAGTAAGTTACAGATTATTAACCAAGCACTTTCTTTAATAGGAAGCGAAAGAGTTCAGTTAACTACAATAACAGACACAGGTTCAATAGCAGAACAAGCTCTTCTTCATTATGTTCCTGCGGTTCAAGAACTAACTCGTATGCACGCTTGGAACTGTTGTTTACATCGTGTGGCACTTAGTGAAGGTTCTGGTGCAGATGCGGCTCTTTCTTTTGCTCACGATTATGGTTATCCTGCTGATGCTCATCGTATTATTTATATCAGTAAAGTTAACACTAAAGAAACAGTAAGACCAAAAATTGATTTTGCTGTTACAAATGTTGTAAATAGTTCAGAAACAGTTAAAGTTATTCAAACAGATATTGATGCAACTAATATTTATGCACAGTATTTAGATGTACCAGATGAAGAAGATATGGATATGATGTATATTTCTTGTTTGAGAACTTTGTTAGCATCTAAACTAGCTGTACCAGTAGCGGGCAATGTAAATAGAAAATTTGAGTTATTAAAATATTTATATGAAAAACTTCTTCCTGAAGCACGCCGTGCTAACACAATGGAAGGCGTTAACGAGCCTGCGGTTGATGAGTCTTATCTTGAAACCCCAATGAGTCCATTCACATATAAAGCGTTTAGTAAGGTATAATGTCTTTAACCAAAACAAAGTTATGTAATTTAGCCTTGTCAAAGTTAGGTAGCGAAAGAGTTTTGTTATCTGATTTTGACACAGATACAGGTGTTATTAAAGATCAAGTTGATTTGCATTATCAACCTACTCTTGATGAGCTTACTCGTATGCACTCTTGGAACTGTTGTAAAAAGAAAACAGAGTT